ACCCATGACCGCACTCGTCCCAGTAGACCAAATCGAACGCATGGCCGTCAGCGTCGCCCGCTCGGGCCTGTTCGGCGTCAAGACGCCCGACCAAGCGATGGCCCTGATGCTGATCGCCCAGGCTGAGGGCCTGCACCCCGCTATCGCCGCGCGTGACTACCACGTTATTAACGGCCGCCCTGCCCTGCGTGCCGACGCCATGCTGGCTCGCTTCCAGGCCGCAGGCGGCAAAGTGGAGTGGGGCGAGTACACCGACACGCGCGTGGTTGGCAAGTTCTCGCACCCGTCTGGCGGCAGCGTGGAAATCGCGTGGACGACGAAGATGGCGCAGGACGCCGGCCTGACGCGCAACCCTACGTGGAAGTCCTACCCCCGCCAGATGCTGCGCTCGCGCTGCATCTCTGAGGGCATCCGCACAGTATTCCCCGGCGTCGTGGTCGGCACCTACACCCCCGAGGAAGTCGAAGACATGGCCCCCGCGCCTCGCCAGACTCCGCCCCCGCCCGCACCCGAGCCCGTGGAAATCGTCATTGACGCCGACAAACTGCTGGAGCAGATCGAACTCGCCAGCACGCTGGAGGGCCTTGAGATGCTCCGCGCCGACATCCGCCGCATGCCGAAAGGCGACGACCGCAACCGCGTGATCGCCGCAGCCACGCGCCGCGTTGACCAGATCCGCGCCGAGCAGGAACCGCCTGCCGGCGACCCGCAGATCGTCCAAGCCGAGGAGGGCACTGTATGAGCACCACCATGACCCAAGCCGAGGCGGCGCTGCACCAGCGTCTGCAGGCCGTGCAGGACATGTACGCAGTCGCGGACGACCGCGCCCGCACCGCCCGCGAGCACATCGACCGCTTGCTGGTGGCAATCTACGAACTGACGTTCCCGCTGTTGAGCCACCCGGAGCACGGCAAGGCCGCCGGCAAGGCGCACGACATCGCCGCCGAGATCGAAGACTGGTGGTTTGCCGAGGAGAGCGCCGATGACAACGAGTGACACCCTGCTGACCGAGCAGGAACTGGCCGAGCGATGGCGCGTGGCCAAGCGCACCGTGCGCCACTGGCGCGCCAATCAGCGCGGGCCGGCGTTCATCCGGCTCGGCCGCACCCAGCAGGGGCGCGTGATGTACCGGCTAGCCGATGTGCTGGCCTACGAAGCTCGGCAGAGGAAGGAGGAGGCGGAATGAACACCCTACGAGAAGCCGCCCAGCAGGCGCTGGAGGCGCTGGAAACCATTTCAACCTGTTACGTCGGCGACCACGATTCAGCAGGCGAATGTGCATCGTGCCACGAAAGCAGCTACTTGCCGCATGCTCCCGACTGCAAGAAGCAGAACGCCATCACTGCCCTCCGCGCCGCGCTGGCGCAGCCGGAGCAGGAGCCGGTGGCGTGGAATTCCGTTGGCGCTACCTCGCTTGAGTTCGAGACTGAATGCTCAGACGGAACACGGTTCCTCAACGTAGCTGAAATGCCCAGTCATGCGGTGCGATGGCGCATAGTCGCCCCACCCCGCCGCGAGTGGCGCGGCCTGACCATGCAGGAGATCAATGCCCTGCCAGAAGTCGGAGGAAGGATGTGGAACATGGGCGTCGCTGAAGCAGTGCTGCAGGCCATCCGCGCTGTCGAAGCCGCGCTGAAGGAGCGAAACAATGGCTGACCAACCCGAAGCCCTGCGGCTGGCTGACAGGCTTGAGGCCGACTTCATTCGGACACAGACCAATTTGGACGCCGCCGCCGAACTGCGCAGGCTGCACGTCGTGAATCAGGAACTGCTGGAGGCGGCGCAACTATGCGACAAGCACGCCCCTGACGGAGGCACTGTTGCTGCTTGTGTCATCTGCTCAGGCCAGAAGCTGTCTCACGCACTCTCGCGCATCAGCTACCTTTGCGAGCCTCCGAACGAAATGGAATGCAGCAGCTATGACCTGCACTACAACGAAGATGCCGTCGTTGCGCAGGTCGAGCGGCTGCATGCGGTGAATCAGGAACTGCTGAAGACGTTGAAGGACTTGACTACTGCGCCGAATTTCAACGCATACGGTATGGCTTTGTATAACGCCCGCGCCGCCATCGCCAAAGCAGAAGGAGAGAAGACATGAAAGACACCGGAGGACCGGCTTTTCCGGCGCATCACTTTGACCTTGCCGAGAATGAGCATGGCATGACCCTGCGAGATTACTTCGCTGCGAAGGCGATGCAGGCGTTTATTGGCTCGGAGACTGAGGGAGGAATGCGCTATCCCCAAGTCGCAGAAGTGGCCTACCTGTACGCCGACGCCATGATTCAGGAGAGGAGCAAGACATGACCGACCGCGAACTGCTGGAGGCCGCTGCGAAGGCGGCGGGGATTCATGCTCTTCGCTCGCCAGACGGTGTGCTGCGCAACTGCACGGGCCTTCACCCGGCGATGAACATGCTGGCTGCGCCGCCTTGGAACCCCCTCACCGACGACGGCGATGCGCTGCGGCTGGCGGTTAGGTTGGGTATTGACGTGCTGTACAACAACATCCATTCACCGCAGGTTCACGCGATGGCAGCCGCAAAAGTCCAAGTTTGGGAAGACCCTACAAACGACCCCTACGCCGCCACCCGCCGAGCCATCGTCAGGGCTGCGGCTGAGATTGGAAGGGGAATGACATGACCCAAGACGACATCCTCCGCATGGCGCGGCAATGCTTTGCTGACCCCGACGGGTCATTGGAGCTACTGACGCCCGAGCTTACAGAGTTCGCTGCCATCGTCGCCGCAGCAGAGCGCGAAAAAGTCGCCCACTGGATGCGCAGCATGGGCTACGCCACCGGGCATGGAGATACCATCGAAGATCTGCTGGACCACCTCGGCACGCAGATTGCCGAGGGGCTGTTGATGGAGCGCGAGGCGTGCGCCGACATCTGTGACCAGCACGCCAGTGTTGAGGGTATCGCGCAGCGGTGCGCAGCAGAGATCAGGGCGAGGAGCAACCCATGAAACCCAGCCACACCACCACACCGCGCACCCTGGCCGACTGCACTTTCACCACAGGCTACAGCATCACAGAGCCACGGCGCCATAGCCAAGTGCCAGGGCTTATCATCGTGGCCTTCATTCTGGGAGCGCTGCTGTGGACATTGTTCTGACCATCGACATCATCGTCTGCGCCGTGCTGGTCGCCGTTGGCGCGCTGCTGTTCTGGCCGCAGCTATGAGGCGCTATGTTGTTTGATATGGATGCACTAAAGCGCAGAGCGCAGCAAAGAGCGCAGCAAAGATTCTTGCAAGAAGCAAGAGAGATTCTTGGTTCGCTGAGGATTAGAGGTATGGAAGTTGGTGTAGTTGGAGCAAAAATAATGGTCAAAAATGCAAGTAAGTTGACGGACCAAGACAGGGACAGGATTAGGTCTTACAAGCAAGCGCTTATTACCCTGCTCCGCATTGAGCAGCTTGAATCGTCTGCAAAGCAGGGAAAATCGCTATGAGCATCCCCACAGGCTGCGACCAGCAGGGCCGCTATCCGATGGCTGCGGAGCCGTGCGTTGATCCAGACGAGATTGACGCGCACAGGCTGCAGGAGCCGGAGCCTGAGCCCCTGTGGCCGAAGGTGTTGGGCGTAGTGCTTGCGATCATCCTGATCGCGTTGGTGTTTGCACCTGTGGGGGTGGGGAAATGACCTACACCACACTGCACAAAATCCGCGCTCACAGCCCCTGCGCTGACGGCTGGGCAAAGTTGCTGCGCCACCTTGGCAAAACGCAGGCTGATGACGAGCCTTTGGCGTTTGCCACGATTCTTGACAGCAATGGCCTAGACGATGCTCTGTGGTGCCTGCGTGCTGTCAATAGGCACGAGCGCGAGGTACGTCTGTTCGCCGCGTGGTGCGCTCGGCAGGTGCAGCATTTGATGACCGACCCGCGCCCGCTGGCCGCGCTGGATGTGGCCGAGCGGTACGCAAACGGTCAAGCGACAGACGAGGAGTTGGCCGCAGCGATGGACGCAGCGTGGGCCGCAGCGAGGGACGCAGCGAGGGCCGCGCAAACAGATGAGTTTCGGCGTGTGTTTTGTGGTGAGGAGGTGGGGAAATGAAACAAGAAACGCTGACGAACGCACGCGCCGTCGAGCAAGCATCCTGGGAGAAGAATCATGGACAAGCCTGAAGCACTGCGGTTGGCTGATGCGTTGATGGAGACGCACCCGTACCCGCTAGACATCAAAAACGCCGCCGACGAACTGCGCCTCCAGCACGGGGAAATCAAATCTATGCGGGCCGAGCGCCTGCGATCTGAACGCCGCCTGTTGGATGTCGAGGCCGAGAACGAGACACTCAAGAAGACCGTCGAAGCTCTCGCGCAAGCCGTGGCTCGCCTTCAGCAGCACCACGCAACGGCCTGGAACCGTGGGCACACGATGGGCATGAAGGCCAACGAGGACACCGCGCGTAGGGCCCTGGACGCCGTGAAGCAAGACGCCTGGGGCAACACGATGCTGACCGAGGCACTGCTTAAGTCCGAGGCCCAGCGCGATGCGCTGTTGGAGGCGCTGGAGCGCATGGCAATCATCATTGACAAGATGGGCGATATGCCAGATGGGTTCATTCATCCCAGCCCGTGGCGAGAGTTGAAGTGCGAAGAGGCGCTGACGCAAGCACGCGCCGCCATAGCCCTCGTAGAGGGCCGTGTCAAGGCGGTGGAGGAGGGGGAATGACACGCGACGACATCATCCGCATGGCTCACACAGCCGGTCTGTGCGACGCCAACGGCGAGGACGACGACTCGGCAAACATCGTTGATGCACTGAAAAAATTTGCAATGCTTGTTCTGGCGAATACGCCGCCCAACACGATGATGACGTACCGGGAAGGCTACGCAGCCGGCGTAGCGGCAGAACGCGAGGAATGCGCCCAAATTGCCGATGCCGAGGCCAGCATTGAGGGTATAGCACAGCGCATCGCCGTCAACATCAGAGCAAGGGGGAACACATGACCACTATCCACTTCTGGTGCCCGCTGCGTCGGGTGTATGTATCGATGCAAGTGCCGACAGAGACGGCATTCAAACTGACGGGGTTGACATGAGGAAATGCGAACACGGCTTGACCACTATGGAGTGCCTTGTCTGCGCTTCACCCAAGCGAGGTGCAAAGATCATTCCATTTACCGGCATCACCACATTGGACCTTCCGCCAGACCAAATCCTCGAAGCCGCCGTTGGCAAAATGGAAGGCGTGGTAATCATGGGCTGGGACGCTCAAGGCGAAGAATATTTCGCCAGCAGCTATGCCGATGGCGGTACGGTGCTCTGGCTGCTTGAGCGCCTAAAAAAGCAACTGCTGGGGGGTGGATAAATGACCCGCGAACAATACCTCAACATCCTGATCCTGATCAGCACTCTGGAGTCGCTGATCCTGGCGCACAAGGTGCCGATCCCTGACTGCTTGTTCGCGGAGATGGAGCGGGCAACAGCGCAACTCCGTGAGGAGATCTTGAAAGAATGAAATGCCCCCTTTGCGGGGCTTGGGCGATCAAAAAAGAAACCCGCCCCCGGCTTACTGAAAACTCAACCTACAGGAGATACGAATGCGGCAATCTGCACCGGTTCTCAACGACGGAGAGAGTGGTAACGCTCCCATTGGGGCGCCCGACGAAGACGTAGATGAGTTCGACCGCGGCTTTGCCTACGTGGCCGCCGTGTGTATGGCCGCCGTGGCGGCTATGGCTGCGCTGGCAGTGCTTTGGCCGGCATCGTAGCCTCGTACGCCCGCTCACATGCCGTGCCGGCCACACCCCGGGCATCCGCTACGGCAGCAAGCTCTGCAGCCGCCTGCGTAACCCCTCTGAGCAACTGGGCGAGCATAGCTCCGGGGTCTTGGGCTGCCTGGCCTCTGCCGGCAAAGGAGGGGTCTGGGCCGGAGTCGCGGACAGGATTGGCGCACTGGGCGGCGATGATTTCGGCGCGACGCTGCAGGCCGTCAATAGCGTCACGAGCGCGAGCAGCGTCAGCGGCAGCAGAGCGTGCTTTGGTCTGTGCATGGGCCTGTACCTCCTGATGGCGAGCGCGCCATTGCGCCTCGGTCTGACGCGCCTGCTCGGTGGCATTTGCCAGCGCTACGGCAGCGTCGGCGCGCTCACGCTCGCGCGCCGCACGCTCTGCCGACAGGCGAGACTCTGCGCGGGCCAAGTCGCGCTCCGTGGTCGAGCGGCCGACGAACAGCCACACGTTTGCCGCCAGTGACGCCACCAGCGCCGTGGCCAGCAGGGTTTGCGGCAGCGGGATCACGGCGCCCCCAAGCACTGCCGGTGTTCAGCCTGCCGGCGCAGTGTCAGACCACGCAGTGGCTGGCCTTGGAAGCGATCCCAGCGCAGAATCTCGGCGCACGCCCCGGCGTAGTCGCCCGCGTTAAGCCGGCGCACCAGCGTCGAGCTGCAGAACGCGCCCGGGCCGATGTTGTACGCCAGGCTCAGGAAGGCGTCGTATTCGTGCTGGTGCAGCGGCACGCGCACGCACTGGCGCAGAGCACCCTCGAACCGCTGCACGTCGGCCAGCTTGCGCGTGAGGGCCTGCACGGGGTCTGTGCGGTCGCCCATCTTTACGCCGTCAGTGGTGCCGAAACCGATGGTCGGCAAATCACCAGGCACTGGCCTATACGCTACAGGGCTGTAGCCCTCATGCACCGCAATGCCCACCAGCGCAGACGCCGATAGCGCCAACGCACTGATGGCGATGCGGGCCTTGTTCACTCACTCACCGGCTGCTTGCCGAAGTGCATGCGGCCCCAGCGGTACAGCAGAAAGCCGATCTGCAGGACGATGTACAGCAGTGTCGCCCAGAGAATGAGGTCGTTCACTTGCACCCCCGCAATCGTTGCACCGACCACTGTGACAGGCGGAGCCGCCTTCGCGGCCTCGGATGCAATGTCGGCTTTCTGTTGCATGGTCAAACTCATGTCAATCGCTCGTCTGTTTCTGCAGCGCGAGCCTCGCGCTCCATCGGATGATCGGTGTACCCGTGGCGGACGAGGCCCCACAAGTACGTAACATAATATCGCACTACGCCCATGCGCTCGCACTGCCGCCAGTGCGCCTGCTCGTGGCGGATCAGGCGCTGGCTGTGCAGGTGCTCGGCCAGGATGAAGATGCCCCACGGCGCGAGGCAGACGCCTGCGTAGCCGGTCGTGCGCAGGAACCAGCGAATGAGGTGGGGCGCGGGACGGGGGGTCATGGTCAGTTTGGCACGTCAACGCCGGTTTGCGAAACTTGAACCCAAGCCCCGACAGAATTATCGAATTTGAAGCTGATCGATCTACTAAACCCGTTTGCTGGGTTTGTCCAAGCCGATCTGTAATACGCCGCATCCCAAGTGATAGCGCCCATCGCGCCGCCACTGGCGTTCGCAATGGTCAGCGTGATGATCTGGCCTTGAATACCTTTGGTCGGGGCGTTGATCGTAAATGCGCTTGTGTTGGTGGCGCGGATTGTAAAGCAGTCGCTCAGCGCTGCGTTTGGCGTCATCGACGTCGAATACGGTATAACCAAGTTGGCGAAACCTAGCGTTGCGCCAGAGTCCTTTGTCACTGAAGCTGCCGCGGTGCCGGCGATGATATTTTCTTTTGTGTACAGCGTGGAAGTATCCAGCGCGTAAAGCCCATTAGAAGTGCTGTTTCTGATCACGCAATTCGTTACGAAAACTTCTGCTGTGTTTTGAGAAATGACGCCGAATGAACCTCCGCTTAGATACGAGCCGCTCACAACGTGTTCAGTTCCATTTTGAAACTGGACGCATGCGTCAGTTGTTCCGGTGATATGTGCATTACGAACATGCACATTTGTCCCACGCTGCACAACGATTCCTTGCGTGGCCGAGCCGCGTATACGCACGTTCGACAAAAGTAAATTTTGAACCTCGCCAAATCCTGGGGTTCCAGAAACTAAGATCGCGGGGCCTGGCGTTCCGTATGTTGGCGTTTCAGCAACTATGGAAACACCGGAAACAACAGTGTGCAGCAAGTTGCCAGAATAGCCGCCAGGGATGCCTATCTGAATGGCTCCAACAGAGCCGTACCAGTTGTGAACAGTCAAACCGTCAATGATGTTGCCGCTTTTGTCCGATGCGTTTGCAGTTGTAATTCCAGCGCCAGCACCGCACAAACGCGCAGTGCATCCGCTTATCACACTCTGATTGGATGACTCAATCACAAATCCAGCATCAGTACAGTTGGCAGCAATACAGTTTGAAATTACGTTTTGCTCGCCGGACGTAAAAACGCCGTCAGCGTCTTTTGCTGGAGATAGCCCAGCTTCTCCGGAGTCGAGCATGACGCACCCTTCGATGCGGCACCGTACAGATTGCCCTGCAGCAGCAATCGCAACCGCAGACACGTTGTTGTACCCAAGACAGCCTTGAACTCGCAAATTGACGAATTGACATTCCGTGCAGCCTAAAAAGGCTACACCCATGTACCGCACCGTCTGTGTCGCTTTTCTGGCGTCTTTGTTCGCGTCAAACTTTAGGTTTTCAACGGTCACCCCATTGCGGCCAGTAGCTTTCAGCATGAACTCAAATTGAGCACCTGCTTTGGCGTTAATACGTGCCGGTCCCGTTACAAGAATGTTATCAACATTAATGACCAGCTCGTTTGAAATGACGTAAGTACCGAAGGGAAAGAACACAGTTTGATATGGCTGCGCGGCATTGAGAGCTGCCTGAATCGCCGCCGTATCATCCGCAGCCCCATCCCCCACAGCCCCGAAGTCCTTCACGCTCACCACATCCCGCATCTTGGCCTGCGCCGTGCGCGTGACTGCGCCGGTGCCGGCCTGCAAGAACGCCACATCGGTCGCATCCACTTCCACGACCACGCCACTCAGGCGCTCCGTCGCCGTCAGTGCCGAGTACACCGTGCTGCCGTTCTTGTTTTGCACCAGCAGGCTGTAATCGCTATCCACGTACAGCCTGGCTGGCGTGCCAGAGCGCATGGGATATCCGCCACGTGTTCGTACCGGCAGGGTGGCCGGCACGCTAAGTGCGGCGTCCCAGTACACGCTGATCGGGTTGCCGATGGGGTTCAGTCCGGCGGTGCCGATCCAGATGTAACCGTCTTCGAGCGGCTGGCCGTCGATGTCGGTGATGATGGGGAAGGGGGGCTGGATGCTGAGGGCGGTCATGGTTGGGGCTCCGGTTACTGTTTGGGTGGCGCCAAGGCTTCGTCAATTCGCTTCTTGACTGCCCGATTGCGTAGGTACTTGCCGGCCTGTTGCAGGGTCGTTGCGACCGGCGCCGGAACGCCCGTCATGCCAAACGTCACCAAGCTGTCCAGCGCAACTTGCAATGCACTGGCCGTGTTGCTGGTGTTGATGGCTCCGGGAGGGGCGGTATAGATCACGCTGGACAATTCCGCCAAGTCCCGCAGCGTCTGGGCCTGCTGTTTCCCATACAGGGCTTCGAGCTTGCCTTCTCGATCCAGCGCCTGCACTGTGCGCTGCAGTTGGGCCGGTGACAGCAGCGGATTTCCTGCCGCATCTCGTTCGCTGGCGGAAAGAGCTTTGCGTTTGATGTAGTCAATGCCGGAAGACTTGAGATCCGCCCATGCTTGCTGTCCACCGGGACCAGCACGCAACAACGTTCCTCGAACCTTGTTCATCTCTTCGACGGGAGAAACCATGATCACTTTGTCGAACACATCCTCCAAAGCAACCTGTCTTTCGCTGGTTCCTCGCTTTGTGCCAATGAGCTTGGCGGTAAGGCCGACGTTCTCAAACTCGTCTGCGAATTGAGATCGGAGCCTTCTGGCATTGCGGTACAACTCACCGCCAGCGCCATCGGTGGCTTGGTCAATCAGCGAATTGATCTGGCGGCCGAAAAGCGCTTCTCGGCGGTCTGTCCAGTCCGTTGCTTGATTCACGAACTGGCGCAGCTTTTCTGCATCGTTGACGGACACGGAGCCAGCCTGCAGGTTTCCAGCCTCATCAGGCACTATGGCCCCTAGGCGAGCTGCTTCGCGTCGCACGGCCGAGATCATCGGTACGATGCCCTCCATGCTTGACATTCCCGCCAAACCGTTGGCGAGAGTCCCCATTTGCACTGGCTCCTGCATCTCGCCGGCAGCACTAGCATCCGCGTATGCTTTCCTGATCTCGCGTCGCTTCACCTCTGC